CACGTAGTTGTGGGACAACTCGAACAGGCGGTCGTAGTAGTCATCGGACTGCAAGGCGGTGACGAACACACCCGCCGGGTCCACCCACTCGTCCAAGAGCTGCTGGGCGGAGTCCTCATCGACCCGGTTGACGAACAGGGTGAGCACGAATCGCCACTCCGCCGACTGGGAATGGCCCTGTGCCTGGTGATAGTCCACGAACGGGTCATCGGGCAGCACGCAGATCGCCGGGGCGTCGACCTCGTCGGGCTCAAACGGGTAGTAGGTGATGTCCCGGTCGGTCGCTACCGTCGCCAGCCGGTCACAGATGGCCTGCCGCAGCTCGCGCATCGACGCCACGAGCTACGCCACCAGCACTTCGCGCTGACACAACCCGGTGAGCAGCATCGACGCGATCGGGTTCAGCGCGGGCGAGGAGTTCGACAGGTGCGTCTGCTCGGCGCCGGACCCGCCCGCCGAGTTGATCGGCGGACCGACCACACCGTTGGTGAAGTTCTTGCCCCGGTAGTGGTCGATCGCCATCAGCAGGCATGCCTGACGCACCTGCGCTGGCACCGCCGACCACCCCCACTGGGCGGTGACCCGCACCCGGGCCCGTCGGGGACGCGACGAGCTGGCCCACCCCGACCCGGGCAGGCACGCATCGAGGAACTCCAACCGCCGGTACGGATGCCCAGGACGCTCCGGGGCGGCCACCTGATAGGACGACGCCGGCACGACGGTCTCGAACACCCCGTCGGAGTCGTTGTCGAACTCCACCACCAGGCCATCGGCGGTGGCGAACGCCCCCACCGACAGCTCGTAACTGGTGACCGGGGCGAACGTCCTAGCCGTCGGGGTGGGCGAGATCCAGAACTGGTCGTTGCAGAACTCGTCGACCCGGCGCGACGCCGCGTCGATCGCCAACTCGATCAGGTCGTCGGCCTCGTCGTGCTTGACCCGGATCGCGGCCTTGACCTCATCGAGTCCCGTGTACTGACCGATCGCCACGGCCGGGGCCTTAGCTGACGGGAGCGCCGCTGCCCGACGCGAGCAGCACCACCGCGGTCACCGTGCCCCCGGTCGTAGCGCCAGAGACGACCACTGAGGCCCGCAGGTACCGCTTGGCACCCAGGTAGGCCTGACGCTGCACGCTGCCGGTGGTGACCGCCGCCAACGAGCCCTGGACCTGGTCAGACGGCACCGCCGCGAACGTGGTGCCGTCATCGGAGTCCTGCAAGGTCACGGTGTGAGTGCCATCGGTGACCGTGCCCCCGACGACCAGCAGCATCGACGACCGGAAGAAGTTCCCGGTACCCGCCGAGTCCACCGCTGTGCCGTTGGTGGTGCCGTTGGTGCGCAGCGCCGTGGCCAGGGTGAGCCGGGCGGTGGTGTCGTCGTACATCGAGTCACGCATCGTCCTGACCCTCCGATCCCTGCTGCTTGAGGCGCGACCTGGCGCCCACGACCCGCCGCTCGGCCGGTGCGGCGGTAGTGGTCTCCACCGCCGCACCGGAACCGGACATGCGGGCGGCCGCGTCGTCGGCGGGCTCGAACAGGCTCTCCCGGCCCTTCACGTACGGGTGGTCGTCCGGGAACAGCTGTCCCCGACGCAGGTTCACCTGTGCCCCGTTCGGGGCGTCGAAGCTGATGCCTTCCTTCACGCGGACCGCCACGACGCTCAGGCCTTCTTCGCGCGGGCGGCCAGCACCGAGCGGGTGTGCTCGACCTGACCAGCCACATCCGGGCCATCCACGTGCTGCGGCTTGTTGACGCCGTCATACGGCGGGGGGTCGAGCTCGCTATTCGACCGGTTATCCAGCCGCGCATCCACCCCGTCACGACCGGGCACGGTGGTGCGGGCCACGTGCTGGGCCTTCACCGCGTCGCCGGTGCCCTTGCCGGGGTCGTTGTCGCCCTGACGGGCCTGCGGCTTCGCCTCGGCTGGCTTCGCCTCCGGCTGGGCCGGCTTGGACGCCGCCGACTGCTCGGCGGGCTTGCTGTCAGGCATGGTTCCTTGCCCTTCCATGACAGAGCCCCCGGCCAGGTGACCGGGGGCTCTCGACGATCGTGCGGGACGACTACGGGGTGGCTCTCACAGGATGGGTGCGGATCACGTGACATCGAGCATGCGGAAAGCTCCCGTGTTCACCACTCCGGAGCCAGTCCTGTAATAGGCGTACCAGCCGCGCTGTCCGGTGGGACGGTTGTTCGTGGTGGAGAACAGGTGGGGGATGAACTCCACCGTCATGCCGATTCGATCGGCGATCACGAAGTTGTCGAAATCGCCGAACACCGCCATGTAGTTCTCCTGGGTGGCGTTGATGACGCCATCCATGTCCTCAGCCTCGTAGATCGGCTTGCCGAGGAGCTGGGCGGGCCGGTCGTCGCCGAGCTGAGCCCACAGCGAAGAACCACCAGCGGTGTCGAACTGGCGGGCCCGGTTGTAGAACGCGTTCGTGGCCAGCCACGAGCCATTGGCCCGGTAGCGGGCCGGCAGGCTGCCCTGAAGGGCATACAGGTCGCCAACGGCCAGGGTGTCGGTGGTGATGGAGTTGACGACCGCACCAGACCCGACGAGGCCGGTCACGATGCCGGTCGGCTGGCCAGAGCCGGAGCCGATGGCGAACGCCGCCGCCTCCAGGATCTCCCGGCCCTCCGAGAGCAACCGGGCGACCTCGGCGGCACCGTTGGCCATGTCCTGCAACGCCTCGATCGAGACGGGCACGAACCCGGCCGCCTTGTAGATGGGGATCGACGGCTGGGCGAACGTCGGCGCGTCGTCAGAGACCTGCGAGGCCTCAGCGTCCCACGACCACGCGACGGCCCCAGCGGACACACCGTTCCAGACGTCGCCGGTAGCGACGACCTGACGGGCGACCTTCCGGATCTCGTTGCGAGACCCATTGGCAGTGATGATCACGGTGGGGTCGAGTTGGAACGGGACCAGGTACCCACCGGCGGAGTCGGTCAACGACAGCGCGCGAACCGCCTCCAGCGCCCGGGACTCCTCCTTCGTCATCTCGTGCAGCCGGTTCGTGGCCGCCTTGGAGAAGGCCCGCACATAGTCCGGGCTGGATCCGACCAGAGCGAGCCGGGACAGCTTCGCGTCCTGGTCGTCGAACCGCTCAACCATGTCGGTCGCCACCGAGCGGATCCTGTCGGTGGCCGCGGGCATCCGCTCGATCGCGGACAGCGCCCGCGCCCGCAGCTCGGCGTTGACCTCTTCCTTGCTGCGGCCGAAGGTGCGGACCTCGGACAGATCCCACGGGTTGCGGAACCGGACGGACTCGACAGAGTCCGGCTCCAGGATCGCGTCCCGGTCGTACTCGTCGCTGGTGCCGCGCTCCAGCTTGATGCGGGGCTGCCCGAACCGGGTCGCGGCGGTGCGCAGCTCGCCGGAGGTGATGGACCGGACTTGCGCGAACGCGGCCTCCCGTTCGAGGTTGCGGCGCCACTTGTCGGTCTCGTGGAACTCCTCGGTCGCCTCGATGAACCGCTTCTCCTCCTCGGGGGTGGGGTCATCGAGGCCGGCGAGACGCTCGATCTCGACGTCCAGTTCGCGGCAGCGGTTCACCGCCTGGGTGTGGGTGAGCTGGGGGCCCTTGCGAGCAGGGGCCTGCTCGGTGGTGCCCGTGGTGTCGTCCGCCATGGCGGGCTACTCCTTAACTGGCTTGGATCAGGGACATGGCTGCCTTGACCTCCGCCGCCTTGGCCCGCATACGGGTCCGGCGTGCGTCGATCTCGGCGGTGGACGAGTGCTCACCGGCGGAGCGGTCGGTGACTCGCGGCGCGACCGGGGAGGTCGGGTGCTCGTCGGCGGACCGGTCGGTGGCTTGCGGCTCGCTGTCGTGCTGGCCGGACGGGGAGCTGTCCGGGGTCTGAGTGGGGCGCGCGGCGGCGGCATCGGCGATGACGACAGCCCTAGCCAGGTCGCGGCGCGCCTGCGGGGTGTTGATGTGCGCGAGGTCGATGGTGACCACCGGCGGCTGGTCGCGGACCCCGACCGTCGTGTCCTCGTAGGCGGGCCAGGTGACCGGGCCGGCCTCGGTGACCTTCAGTTCCTTCAGGGTGCGCAAGATGGGGCCGCGATCGCCCGCGCCGTGCCACATCAGGTCGGCGAGCTCGTCATCGCGGATCTTCTTGCCGTTACGGTCGGTCCATTCCTCGCGCTCGACGGAGAACCGGAACGACATGCCCTCGACGCCGCCGTCACGGATCGAGTCGCGGAACGGCTGGACCAGCCAGTTGTCGGTCAGGCGCCCGACCAGGTGCAGGCCGCGGGCGTCCTCCTCGGCGACATCCCACCGACCCAGCGGCAGGGAGCCGAGCAGGGGGTGGCGGCCGTGGTCGAACTGCATCTTCGGGGTGCGTTCCTTCAGGGACTTGCGGAACGCACCCGGCGCGATGACCTCCTGGAACGCGCCTTCCCACGAGTCGATCTCGGTGACGGAGTTGAACACCGCGCCATAGCCCTCGATGGTCAGCCCGTCGCCGCCCTCGCCGACGGCGCGGGTCAGGGTGAACGTCGCGGTCCGGCACAGGTCGTCCCGAAACGGCGTCGAACGGTCAGGCACTCGCGTCAGGCTCGGCATTAGCGCCACCTCCGGGGACATTCCCAGGCGTCTGCGCGCCGGGTCGTTGCAGCTGCACGCTGACCATTCCGCTGTGTTGGCACATCAGTAGGTCGAGGTCTTCACCGGACACCATCCGC